AGTCCTCTCTTAGACGCGAGTCCTCTCTTAGACAATACCTACGCTTTCACGCGGGTGCGATTGCACACACACAAGCCCCATACCGCATGATGGCGAAGATGCGCCTGTAAGCACCGCTTTCAAGAAACGTAAGTAGCCGCCGACGTATGCAAACACAATGTCTGTTTGATCTGTTGCTGTAGACGATACTACAGGAAGTGTTGAACCATTGCCCAGTCGCTGCATCTTCGCATTTGCATCTACCTGGAACACTTCTATCTGTGTGTTATCAACTGCTGTATATGTACCGCCTGATGTTGCGCACTCTGTCAGCGACGGAGTAAATGTACCCGCTGTCCACACGCCAACATTCCAGATGAAGGTTGTCGACTCCCACCCCTGAGTATCAATCGCAGTACTGGTAAACGTCGCCGCGACAACACCCGCGTCGAGTATATGATTTACCCTGATTAAGTGTCCGAGTTCTCTTGTAGCGCCCATAATACTCTCCTTATGTTCCCAACTGATATATTCTCAGGGCTTCAGGAAGTATTACCTGACCGCCTACACGTTGTCGGGCGTACACGCCCACCTGTGAGTTTTCAACCCATCTCTCTGATAGACGTTTGAATGTCATCCCAAGTCGCTGCACAATCATATACGCCCTGGAAAGATCGCCGAAGAGAATAGAGTTTGAAGAAGAAGCAGCAACCGGCATATCAGGAGTCTCGACATAAGGATATCCCATAATTGTGTTCGGCGCGCTATCCAAACCGCCTTGAGAGGGGCCAGCGCCAGGCTGCCAGACATACGATGTTTCACCGCCTGAGTACTTCAGTTGTCTGATGATACCTACTGTTTGACGGTTCATATACCATTGCGCACGCCCCGCGTATACAGAAGGAAGGTCGTATACACAGTTAACTAGCGTATCAGCAGTAGGAAGCGATGACACACCCGATTTCTTAATCGGGATAAGAGGGTGTGTGAGTATCCCTTGCGGCTGAATTGACCCATCGCCTGAGAGAAACGCTTTCCCTTCAGCAACCCCGAACTGCTCGGTAATTTCGTTTCTGATTTCTGTCTCAACGTCAAATGCAGGGTCTTCTAAGTCTTGTTCTGAGATGAGTACGAGAGAGTACATCTCGTTTGTAGGGATTTCAAGCCTACCTAAATTCCATCCCGTCGTATCAGTGCGCACCGCGCGCTCACCTACCCATGTAGCAGTAGTGAGTGTTGATGTCCGCTTAGGCATCTGCACAGATCTGTTTGATGTTGAGCGCACTTTTGCGTAGGGTCTGATAACCGAATACAAGACAAGGTTCTTGATGATCTCCGCGACAAACTCAGGAGGCGCAAACATACCGCCCGTCGTATCTTCTGAAACAGTGATACCTGTCGTGATAGATGCTTTTGTCTCGAACTCTTTATTCGGCGGCGCATCAAACGCTGATGCTTGATAGAGATGTTTGCGTTCTTCAGGAGTGCAACCCGCGAAACCCTTGCGCAAGTAATTTGAGAGTGCTTTCACGTCATCGCGCTTTTTTATGATGCGCATACGACGATTAAGTGCCGCTTCATCGACGCCTTTTGTTTCAAGGATGTCATCCTCAAAGTCATTGTTCTGTACAGACTTTGTCGAGGGTTTCTGCATCTCGCCCTCAAGGCGCTGCAACGTGACCTCCATCGCCAAACGTTTTTGTTCTGACTCCTGCCCCTTTTCTCCGAAGCTTTTGATCTCTTTTTCAATGCCATCATAAAGCTCTCTGATCTGGTACACCGTCTTCATAAACTCGGTGTACTCTTCCTGTGTTAAAGGCATTTCTCCTCATTTCCCAAAAAGGGTTGTCACCTGCTTGAGTATGTCAGCAGATGAAAACAATGTTGGGTTATTCGGCGCAGACGTTCGCGGCGTCTCAGAGGGAGGTTGTCCTTTGTGAGAGGTGCTTGCCTGGGTGCTTTTCCCTATGTCACTTGTAGTTGCCCCTATATATGAAAGATCATCATCGGGATTATGTTCTAAACTGTCAAGCCATTTCTGTATAGATTGTAGCTCTTCCCATACCGCAGAAATAGAGCCTGATATCTTTTGCTTATTCGCAGCAGAAAGCGTCTTGCCCGCCTTTATAGTCAGTTCTTTACATTTCTTTAAAGCGACCATTGATAAATCAGCGTGCATATATCCCATACCAGCATCGTAGGAACTACCGCCGCTACTCTCAGATGCATCCTCAGACACATCGGCCTCATTAAAGTCGTCAAGCCAACTTCCCGTTACCTCTGAAGAGAACTGAGATATCGTTGTCGCAATAGCAGACGATGTATTGCTTACATCATCATCATCAGCTATACCCAAAATACTTGATGTCAGGATATCGCACATAGAATACAACTGCATACGCACCTGTGACATGCGTCGCGCATCCCACATCTCTGAGAATGTTGAAGATTTAGCTTGCGCACTTTGTTTCTTCCCCCCAAGGGCAGGAGAAGGAGTACTCGCTGCCCTTTTATCATGCTCACCTGACTTTATTGAAGCTGCCATACTATCAAATACTTTTGCCGCCTGTGTCGGGACATGACTCCATGCCCACACCTGTTTTGTCGAAATGATATCAGCAAGATCGTTTGCAGGAAAACTGACCTGAGAGATTTCCCGCAAACGGTTCTCTTTTAAGTTGCGTATATTGTTGCGTTGTATGTCAAAGCGTATCGGGTCGTATCCGTAGCTTGACCCGATCATTTTCATCTCCGCTAATTCAAACGCATCCTGCGCTCGCTTGATACCCATCGCAAATTGGGTTTCATAGATAACGCCCCTGCTATCTTCTGTAAGGGCTTTTACGCCACCTATTACTTCATCTCTATTATGTTGCCAAAGGTTAGGGACTAGCCAGGGATTGTTCTTCTTATTGCGCGCATAATCCAACTCACGGATTGTTTTTGTAAACGCCCCTGGAGAAACAATATCGTTATACGGGTCTATAAACGGCGTTCCATCATCATTGTTATACACCGTCATATAAGCAGTCACAACGCCCTGCTTTTTGTTGAAGTCAGCATCTTTTAGAGCGGTAGGGAGTGTATCAACAGCAAATGTCGGAAGAGGAAATGAATAGCCAGGGATAGGGGTAGACGCAAATGCTTGCAGCACATCATCAATGTTTATAACTTTGTCGGGCATAATAGAGTAATCCCTTTTAATCAACTATGCCCCTTAACGTAAGTATACTAACTATTCAGACAAAACACAAGCCAATTGTTTTTTATCAACTCACTCGAAGTTTCTCAGAGGTTCATCTTTCACATCTGCTATACCCGCTTCTTGCGCAGTGATTTTCCCTTGTGCAAATAATTCGGCTCGCCACTTCTTACAACTGCGGCACTGGCAATCCGCTAGGCTTGTGCCTTTCTTCATATTTGTATGGGAGATAAGCCCCATATCAAGACGTGGTCTTGGTGTATAAGAGTCCATCACCGCAATAACCCCGCCCACATGTGACGGACGCCTGTCGCAAGATCATATTGCTCTTCTGGTAGAGTGCTGGCCCTCTTCGTCAACGCATTAGATGGCGGCTGTGTGATATCTGATACTACTACTTGCCCAGGTGGGGGCGGAAGCATTGGCGGCGGTTTCATAGCAGCAGCTTGTATCGCGGCAGTAGCCGCCTCTTCTTGTTGATCGAGCCATGCGGCGACATTCGATCGCCTGATAAATGTTGTTGGACCGAACTTATAAAAGTCATCAACATCATCAATAAGCGGCTGATTTACCTCCGCCGCGCAAGAGTTAAATGGCGCAAGGCCATTATTCCAGAGTGACAGTACAATGTTTGTATCAGCAAGTCTGTTTTGTTTTAGCAACTCAATAGGCTTCCTATCAAGTTTCAACTCAACATCTGAAACAACACCGCCAGGACTGTAGAGTGGCGGCAACCACATATTGAGCTCATCCTCTAAGCGCGCTAAGATGTTTAGCCCTGTCAACTCCCACATTGCTAGTTTCGCTTCAGCAACATTGTTGTATGTTGAATACTCCTTGTCGTTGACAAGTAAAGAGTCTACCCCAAGAGCAGCCAAAATCTTCCGCCCTGCCGAAGCGTCTGAATTGAACCAATCGGCATCGACGGGAGAAAGTGCTAACTGAATGTATGTCAGCCCATTTTCTAATAATAAAGGTACACCAGCCGTCATCCTCCCACCACCGTATTTCTTGCGTATTTCTTGTATCATTTTTCCACGTGTCAAGGGAGGCAAGTCTGTGGTAGCGACAAAAGCGCCGCTCGGTCTTGCGCTGTTGGACATGAGATTGAAGTTCCATTCTTCACCTGCGTTCTGTCGCTCTATTACCGACGCTGCAACCTGCAAAGGAGATAAACCCACAAATTCATTGAGAGGATGAAAGAACCTGATAGGGTGCATATATTGCACACTATAATCTTTGTTGTAGTATCTATAGTTATATATCTGATTATCTAAATTTACTTCAGGCAGAACTAGATCGGGTCGGAGATTATAGAGAGCCAATGGCGGAGAGACAGCATCATTTTGCACTGACCAGACATAGTCCTGCCCGCCGATCAAGAGATAGCTGACAAGTTGTTCCATGAAGTTTGCCCGCATACGCTTATAGTTCGGCTGCGCCATCAGTAATTCTAATGGGTGTCCCTCAATGCGCTGCTTCTGGCCGTACTTCTCAAACACTTGCCATTCTAACGCCGCGATCGCTTGCGCAAGAATAGACACACCACGATACACCGTAATGTTGTTGAGATAGCCAATGTTCGTTATATTGAGCACAGTACGCGCTGAATATGATGTGTATCCCGAACCTGTGCTAATTATCTGACTTGCAATGTTACTGGTAAGGTCGCTTTGCTTCGTAGATGCCAGTTGTTTTTGCTCGGATTTTACTTCAGGTTTTGTAAATGCTACCCATGCGTCTTTGACGCGGCCCATTTCTGTTTATCGCAATCTCGCCCCGTCTACGCAATACATGTACAGCTATCACATTGTTGTCGCTATCAAGCGTCTCTATGCGCGTAATGCGAGAACGGTGGGCAACAGTACCCCGATGGATAACAACCCGTCTGACCCTTACTCTACTGTATAGTATTGTACGAAACATATTGATTACAAGTAGCCCTAGCCCTACATACGCAATAAGCATTATTTGCGGCCCACCCATCATTTCCCATAGTGTCATGTAAACAGCCCCTCTTCTAAGAACTTTGCTAAATCAGGATTATGCTCCCGTATTGCTTCTATCTGCGCAAACTCTTTCGCTTCGCCTAGCTCAATAGCCGTTAACATCGGTTCACCATGCGAATACAACTCGTTGAGAATACTTGTTGCATCAACCTGGTCGTCATGGTCAGCCCTCGGAAACCCCAAGAGTTGTTTCTTATATTCTACGAAGCCAGGTGTGTTCTTGTCAAAAAAGAACAATCCTAGTGCGAAGTAAACCGCAATACTTTGCGCTCTCGCCACTTTATCCTTTAAAGGGATATATGGGCGTATCGGATGCCCATTGCCCCGCCCACGCTGAATAATCGACTTCTGATGACCAACATCTTCTATAAGACAGCACCATAGACGTGGTGTAGAGCGTAACTTTGTCCATAGCTTATCCTCAGCCTCCGGCCCCTCCCATTTTTCAACGATTATATCCAATAGTAATGCTTCTCCGTCAGGAGTAACATCCCAATCCAGGAAACAGGTAAAGTCAGCCTGTTGTTTTGTACTAACGGCAAAGTCAGTAGATACCACGCGTCTACATAAAAACTTGAGCACACGCTTATCCATAGTAGCGGTATGTAATAAATATGTTTCTCCTTCATCAACGTACTCCAACATCGTCGCGCCCTTGATGATAGCGCCTTCTTCTAAGACAGGTTTCTGTTGATACTGGCTATAATAGTTTAATTGAAGTATTGCTTTGAGAGACTCTAAGACAACTTTCGGAAACTTCTCTTCCCAAAGCGGCTCCCCCGACTCTTTGCGCGGGTCTTCCCATCCGATTGATGTTATTGTCTTATGCGAAGGGTCATATTCAGACGGTAAACAGAGATACTCCCACCCGCCCTGATCTATCACATGACCAATTAAGTCTTGATCGTGAACGCGCTGGCCGAGTATTATCATGCCGCCCGTTTGTTGATCGTTCAAACGAGAAGTCATGGTGTTATCCCACCATGCTAATGTGTCACGTCTGACCGCATCGCTCTCTGCTTCAGCAATGTTGTGTGGGTCATCACAAGAGACGATATCGCCGCCTTCACCTGTCGCAGCACCAGCAACAGAAGTAGCAATACGATAACCGCCTTTATTGTTTTCATATCGCCCTACTTTATTCTGATCGGGCAGCCACCCGAATGAGTTCTTAAATAAACTTTGATACCAGATACTATCTACTAATGCTCTGCACCGTTGACTATCACGTATAGCCAGAGACATGCCATACGAACTACATAAGAACTTAAATGATGGGTGCCACGTCCATCCCCACGCAGGGGCCATTACAGAGATGATTATCGACTTTGTATGTCTCGGGGGGAGAGCGACCGCAAGTTTATGTATCTGGCCCTTAAAGACTGCTTGTATATGCTCGCAGATCGCATCGTGATGCCACGACCATACTAACGGTGCAGGGTCTACATGTTTCCATGCAGCTTTTGTGAAAGCAGCTAAGGTATCTTGATACGACCATACATCTTGTATGGCCTTGATTTTGTCTAAAGGAGATAGGGGCAAAAAGACGTATCACTTTCCCGCCCCTAAGTTGTAAGTATAGCACACTACGTACATGGGAACAGCCGTATATGTTTTGCCGCTATGTAAAACGCAACAGCCTCTTCCTCAGTAGAGAAGAAGTACTCGACTTTCCCATTTGTGATAGGCCAGTATATCCATACACTATCAGGGTCTCCATACCGCCTGATGATAAAATGATCTTCGTTCTCATAACCATCGCGCTGCTTTTCCCAACTCTCTATCGACATTACTTACAACCTCCTATTATGCGCTTCGCTAAATTCTCTAGCGGCATAACCTAACTCCCAGGATAGTCATCATCAAATATCCCTTGCGCTTTCAACTCTTCCAATTCTTCATCACCGTGATAGTTCTCGTTATACGGTTCTTCTTTCACTTCCTCAACAGGCAATACTTGCTGACAGTACGGACAGTATGTGTTTACTTGCGCATCTGCTACCATGTCTATCTGATCGACAAGCACAAGTACCTGTGCAGTAATACCATTATCACGCACTTTTATTGGGCTAAATGTTATTTCTGTCACCTTGTCTATCTCTTTGCCCGTTTCGGCATCATAAATATGCGTATTATACGGGATACCATCCGTGTTTACGATACGTATTTTCATGTTATGGCCTCACTTAGTCGCAGCTATCGCTGCAAGTAACACCCGCAGCCTTTGCATACTTCGTTTACTACACCGACAAGATGACAGACACGACATTCTACCCCCTTCTTTAAGAGACAAGCGCAATATCCGCACTTGCTGTTTGTCGCAGCATTTACTCTATGACATGCAGGACATTCTACTTTTGTATATATATCCATCTTCTCAAAAGATGACCCGCAATGGCGGCAATACCGCGCATCAGCAGGATTTGTACCGCTGCACTTATAGCATCCTAGCCCGCCAGGTGGGACGCCATTCACTCCCTTGTTTTTAGGGCTATCGCGCACAAGATTAGCGAAAGATGTCCCGCAATAGCAACATTCATCGCGCCAATGCAAGTCATTCGGAACACCGCACTTAGGGCAAGCTATCATTGTGCCGATAGGCGGTACATTCGCATCGACAGGCCGCGTATTCTCAACAACATATCCATTGCCCGTCGGTACTGCTGGCGCCTTCTGACTATCCTGCACATATGCATACTGTTCCATGCGCTGCTGCGCCCGTTGATACGCCTGCTCTAGCGCAGCACTATCTCTAAAAATAAGGTCATCCTTATGTTCTTCAGACACATTTTTTTGGTAGGCGGTGTACCGGCTGTCTCCAGACGGCGTACCGGCCTCTTGCCCTTTCAATGAATTCTCGACTATAATTCCACGGTCAGCTATAGTCGAGAGAACATCACGGAGTAGCGCCCGACAATCGCAATCGGCAATCGATAAGCCAGTTCGAATAAGCGACTCGATGTCAACGATGACGTCGTATGCATCACGTGCTGTAGCAGCATCCACATACATCGCGCTATCATCCTCGTGTTGCGTATGTGTGGCGTTGTTAGTAGTATGTACTACATATGGCACATGTATGTTGCCATATGCACCATGTATATCCATAGCATGCCCTCCTATATACGTACCCTACATATACCCCCTACAATAGAGAGTTAACCCATATTCCCCAGATAGCTATTCCCCAGATAGCTAGCTGAGAAACTTTTATAGCTAGCCCAAAAACACGTATAGCTTTTCAATAGGTTTTGGCGCTAACTTTTTGTTAGTCACTAAGAAACGCAGAAAATGCCCTTTTCGCGCCTAGTGAAAGTTTTATAAAACGCTACTCTCTTAGTGAAAGTTTACTTACTCTCTTAGTGAGAGTTACCATCACAAGACAGAGAACGACACTTTCCAACGTATCTATCTGAAACCATACCTTCATAACTTGTTCACGTCGCTGTATGTCACGGCATACAAGTTATGCACGACCGGCGCACAGGTTGTAGAATGCTCTACAACCGAAAAGTTATAGAAGGGCGCCAACCGGCCTTACGCATGTAAGAGCATAGATTGTACCCTTACGACGTAAAACCGTCAGAATGTCACTACAACGCTACTAGTGTAACTTGACATAACTGACAGTTTTAACGCTAGAGATTGTTTATAATCTAGCTCTCTTATCTTCTATCCTATCCCCCATTTCATGCATAGCTTGAACCTGTTCGTATGCTTCTATTTCTTCCTCACTCACGAGAGCTAGCTCGTTACTATTTCTATCATAACAATCACTATCAACGAGTAAGTCACATACGCCGTAAAACTTGTCACTTAGCTTTTGATCTAACATGTTAACGCGCAACAAGTCTTCAGTACTACCTACCTGAATACCACATATATCGCATGTGTACACCCAATCACCCTACTTTCATATACGTAACAACTAACCTGACTCTCTTACCCCTGAAAAGAGCAAAGGGAGTAAACAGTAACCCAGCTATACTACGTCTTTGCTGAAATGTTTCAACGTTTGCTACTGCATAGCGTTTTTTCGCGAACCATGTGCAATCCCGCTCATATGCTTTCACACTAGCATACGAGCGCACTACTATCGCTTTCATGTTACTCTCACTATCTTGTCATCTTTCATAATAACTACTGCGTACCATTTTCTACTAGTAGCAGATGGCCCTACCACATTTACTATTCCCGTTGCCTTATACTCTTGTATAAAGTACATTCCCGTCTCTTCATACCGCAGTGTCTTCCCCACAGACTCCTTCAAAAGTTTTTTTGTTGCATACTTTGCTACTAACACTCTAGTATCCCCCAAAATCTGACCAGCTATGTTGTGTCAATTCACTTTCTTCTAATCGTTTTAATAGCTCTTTACCGCATGTATCGCCGTTCCAAGAATGAGAGCAATACAAACCATTTGGATAGAATTGTCGCGCTTTTTCAATAGCAACAAAGCCCCATGTAACTGTAGTAGCATCAACTGTACCTTTGTTCACCCCGAGACTTACTACATGCGCTATACAATCATCCTCAAATGTTACCAGCCATTCTCTCGTGATCTGATAGTCTTCTATCGCGTGTTCTAGACACCGTGTACCGCTTTTACCGATAACTGCTATAACACTAGCCATGTTACCCCCTAGTCGTCACAACGCGCTATAAAAACACAATACAAAGCATCGCTCCAACTATCAAACGTCCTATTATCTAATACTATGTACCGTGTACTATGCTGCGTAGCTTGCATAACCGATACCAGTAACGCGCTATCGCTCAAGAGCAGACACAACAGCATAACCATACTCACAAGTACTTTACTCATGTGAATACCTCTCTATCGCTTAGTATTATCGCTTGAGAGCCATTAAAAGTGAGAGAACATAGATTGTACCCTATGCTCTCTCAAACCGTCAGAAGCGCATTGTACTAACGATACTATGCTATGCCCAAACGCATCCTTAACTCATTTACGATATCGCTATCATAGTCACACCATAGTGTGAGCGCATGTCCGTTTATGATATCGACCATAGACAATCTTACTAGCTGACCTTTTGAGCCGATATCATCAATACGCGCTATAACACTGCCGAACAATAACAATAAACAATCGCCGCGCACACTACAATCGCCCATAAACTCACTCGCTTGACATATTTTACGATCAATCAAGACGTTATGCGCTTGCAAGCCGAAAATGTACGCAGCAGTGTTTTTCCTTCCCTCTAGAACTATGTTGTTTGTGAACAAAGATGCTACCTCACTTTCTTGTTAGAAGTAACACCTTTTTTTGTTGTAATTGCTTGTAAAACTATCGCCTTACCGTTCTTAGTCGTTTGTTTTGTTCTAGCTAACGCTATCTTTTGTTCTTCTTTTTCCTTGAGTGCCTTAGCCTTAGCTATTTCAGCTTCTCTTTTTGCCTTGAGTGATGCTTGACGCGCTGCCCTATCGCTCTTTTCCTTGTCTTGCGTAGCAGTCCGATCAATCACATCAAGACAAGAGACTATGCACCATTGCAAACGATTTAAGAAGTCTCTATTCTTCTTTTGATCGCTCATAGCATTGAACCATTGCGCCTGAA